CGAGCTTCTTGTCCAGGGCGGAGGAAGATAGCGTCATTGATTCGACGCTTCCCTTGTCGCCCTCGATTTCCAGCCAGTAGGCGTCTTCGAGCGGCTTGACGCATTGCCTTTTGATGAAGGCGATACGGCCCTTCAGCGATTTCGGCGGCTGATCGCCCCACGCTTTCACGGGATCCGGCAGCGGTGCTGGCGGAAAAGCCTTGTTGTACGCCTCGATGCCAGCGTCCGTGAGCGAGTAGCCGAAGCTCTTGAAAACGGGGTCATGGCGCTGAAGCAGGCCGGCATCGGCCATGCGTTCGGCTTCCTCCCAGTCCTTCTCGTCCAGCAGCATCGGGGCGCCGAAGTTCATCATGCTGGTGGCAACCTGGCTAAGGATTCCGGTGCTGTTCCCGCTCATGCTTCACCCCTTTCCTCGCTATCGGTGGCCACCAGCGGAACCGAATCGACGATGCCCAAGATTTCGTTCAGGGCGTCATACTTGCTGATGCCGTTCGGTTCCAGGTAGCGGTGCAGGACGCCCAGCACCTTGCGCAGCGCCTGCTTGGCTTGTTGGCCGTCGGCAGTCGGCGGGGAGTTCTGGCTAACCAAGTAGGGCGCGGCGGCCAGCAGGCCCGCTTCCGTGCTGATGGACGGGTCGATCAGCCGGCCAGCGGCGGCGTGCCGCTCCGCGCATTGAGCCTCGGCAATCTGGAAGGCGTCGGTGGCGCGCTCCATGCGCGGGCCGCCGGCCAGGGTGATGCGCTCGCCGCGCTCCCAGAGGAACATGCAGAAGTTCGCCACGTCGCGCGGGTCGCCCTTCCAGAGGTGGCCCACCAGCATGTCGGTCAGTTCGTCGCCGGACACTTCCGCCTTGTCCTCCCAGCCGCCGCGCCCCTTCGCGCGCGCCACGGCCAGCTTGTCCTTCAGCACGGCGGCGAAGCGATCCACGGCCTCATCGTCGGGATGGATGGCCTTGGCGTGCTCTTCGCTGTGCCCGAGTTCGCCGCACGGCTCCCAGCACTGGGAACGGTTCGTGCAGGCGTGCTCGCCCATGTGAGCGCCGTCGGGGCAGACCGCCGGCGCAGCTTGTTGAACGGTGCTCATGGACTTCCCCTATGCGGCCATGCTGTCGGCGATGCGCTGGCTGGCGGCTTCGAGGTCGATTTCGAGCAGCCAGGCCACCACGGCGGATTCATGGACGTGGAAATGCAGCGCCAGCACGTCGATGATTTCGTCGTCGCTGGGGCGGCTCTTGCTGGTGGGCGCCGGGTTGGCGCGGGATACCGCCGGCGCGGTGGAAGGCCGGGCCGTGGTGGTGGGTTTGGCCGTAACCTGGGGCGTCGGGTCGGCCAGCGGAACGGCGGGCGTGGCGGCCTGCTGTTCTGCACGCAGCTTCGCTTCGGCTTCGGCCTTCGCCTTGGCCTCTTCCTCCTGCCGGATACGTGCGCGCTCCGCTTCCAGGCGGTCGGCCTCGGCCTTCTTGTGCGCGTCGATGCGCGCCGTTACCGCCAGCTTGAAGTCGTCGAACGGCTTGGCCGCGAGCTGTTGCAGGTCGGCCAGCAGCGCGCGGTATTCGGCGGCGTTGGCCTCGATCCAGCCCAGCTTCGTGCGTAGGTCGGCGGCCTGTTGCTCGGCGGCGATCTTGCCGTTCGCCAGAGCCGTGTCGAGCTTGTCCTGCATACTTTCCAGCGTCTTCAGGCCCTTGATGGCGCCCGCGAAGTCCGGCGTGGCAACGTCCATGCGCAGGCCAGCGATTTCACGCTGAAGCTCGGCGACGTGGGCGACGTAAGCCTTGCGGGCCGTTTCCACCTTCTCCGCGCGCCGGCGTGTCTTCTCGCTTTCCAGCAGCTTTTCGGCCATGAGGCGGTTGTCGCGCGTCAGCTTGTAGAGCATGTCCTTCTGACGCTTGGCTTCATCGACGGTCTGGATTTGCGCCAGCATCATCGTCTCGGCGGAGTTGAGTGCGTCCTCGGCCTTCTTCAGCGCCTTGATTTGCGCATCCAGGTCGATGAAGTCCTTGTCGGTTTCCGGCTCGCGGATGAGGCGGTTTTCAAGGAAGTCGCGCAAGGCAGCCTCGAACACCTTGAAGTTGTCCCGCACCGTGATTTCGCCGCTGATCTGCACCGCTACTGCCGGCAGCGCCTGCACGACCTCGGCGACGATGACCGGCTTCGCCTCGGGCAGCACGTAGTCGGCCAGGTCACGGTCAAACTGTGCCCAGCCCGCCTCGATGCGGACGAACCAGGCAGGATCCGGCAGCACTTCGACATGCACGCAGTTGTCGGGCGTGCCGTCGGACACGGTGAAGATGACGCGCTTGGCGCCAGTCACCAGCATGATTTGCTGGCACTGGGGCATGTGCTCTTCGGGCAGCACGCCGGCGGCGACGGAAGCGGCCAGTTCGGCGGCCCATTGCTTGTGCTCGAAGGCGGTGTCGTAGCTCATCGTCAGGCCATCGCACGACGCCGACAGAATGCCGCCGGTGTCCTCGTTCGAGCACGTCACCGGGTAGAGGTCTTCGCCGATCAGGTCTTCGATGATGGGCCGCGCCATCGCTTCGACTTCGTGACCGTAGTCGAGGATGTTCACCTGTACCCAGTCGCTGAACTCCTTGGGCGTGCCGGTGTGCTTCATGCGCAGCAGTTCGGAGCGCGTCGTTTTCTTCGACAGGCCCAGCATCGCGGCGGCCTCGCTGGCGCCGTGGTGGGTCAGGCGGAAGGCTTGCCACTCGGGGCTGCCTTGTTGAAGGTCATGGATTTTCATTCTTGAGTACCCCCAGCAGTGGCCCAGCCCGCAATCTCCATCTTCATGTCGGGCGTGAGCAGTTCCTTGGTTTCGATCATGGCGATGAGGTCATTCACCGGCTTGCCGGCTTC